CCGCCTGGTGCCAATCGCCCATTCAGCGGGACGACGAACACCGCTCGCGCATCCAGCTTCGTGCCGTCCATGATGGGCACTGGCGTTGCCTGCCGATCCTGCACGTAACACTGCACCTGCGAGTCTGTACGGCTAGTGAGATGGAGAGCCTCCATCTGCACATCCCCGGTCAGCACGTCTGTCATCGTTGTCGGCACGGTGGCCGGCACCGTCTCAAAGAAGTTCCCACTCTGGTTGTGCGTCCGGACCTGGCCGTAGACCAGCCATGTCAACACAATGACCACAAAGATCGCCGTACGAATGCTCTTCATATGAGTCCTCGTGTCAGCCAGGCTCCCAAATGGAGCCTGGCTGACTGGTGTTCATCGTTTGGGGTTATCAGGCCGCCGAATTGGCGTAGTGCTTCACGGCCGCGGTGTCGGTGAGATTGCCGCCGCCGCGCATGAAAGACAGGAACCCAACCTGGCCCTTCTTGGCGTAGGCGGAGTCGGCAAAGCGGAAGATGGTCACCATGGGCACGTCGCGAATGATGTACTTCAAAAACAAGCCATACAGGATGCTCTTCGCATTCGCAGCCATCACCGGTATGTCCTGGTTGATGACGATCGGATCGCCCAAAAGCGTTTCGGGAGCCTTCGCCGCGATGCCTCCGTCATAACTTGGCAGCCAGATCGGCCGGTTTTCGGCGTCCTTCAACTTCCTGATCGCCTTTACCGTCTTATCAGCCATCATCCACTTGCCACCCTGCTTCCGGTAGGCAGGATCGACGGCGTGTTGCAGATCCAGCAGATCGTCGTAAATGATCGACGTGGTCTGCCCGTTCGCTCCCGTCTTGCCGAGCGAGCTCTTCTCGACAATCCCACCCGGCTGGCCGATGCCCGTGCCAGTCGTGTGATAGGTATTCTGGATTCGCGCGATGCGCTCGCCCAGTCTGCGATAGATCAGAGCTTCCAGATTGACCGCGGAATCTTGCAACAACTCAACCGGCACGCCGATGGTTTTCGACGAGAACTTGTACACCACCAACGGCACATTGCCGAAGGCGATGTCGAGGTCCGCGACCGGAGCGTTCTCCGCCACCAGTTCGCCGACTTCGGCGGTGCCGTCCGTCGAAGGATAGTTCATCGCCTCGCCGCTGCTTGTCGTGATGACCGTGGCCACCGCGCGCATGCCGCCGAATTCCTTCATGGCTTCGATCAGCGCCGGCACCGTTGTCGTCGGGACGGTGTAACCGCCCTCGGATCCCGTTGTGGTGCTCATCGTGTCGCGGAACTGAGTGATTTCGTCCCCGCGTAGTCCATTCTCACCAACCCGCAGCAGCCGATTCAGAATTACCACTTGCCCCGAATCCCCGCCGCGCTGACCATCCGGCGGGGTCCGTCCACGATCCGCGAACGAGTTTGCCGCCTCCATGTCCATGAGCCGCTGCTTCCGCGCGATCTCATCGTCGGCCCGGGTGAGCTCCGCCTCAAAATCCGCCCACTTGGTCTGCTGTTCGGGGCCCCAGGCGGCTCCTTTGTGCGCATCGTTCAGCGCACGCATGTTTCTCGCAATTTCCGCCCGGCGCGCCCGCAGGGCTTCGATTTCCTTCATATGGACTCCTTGTTCGGTCTTGCCTTGTCAGGCGATGCCGGCCAGGATTGCCTGGCGCCGGCGGGTTTCGTATTCACACTCATCAGCCGGCCGCATCACCAGCCCCGACGGTGCATTCTGATAGCACGCTGCCAGCGCCGACGCAGGCTGTACGGCGCCATCCACGACGCGGTCGACGAAGCCGGCGGCCAGCGCCTCATCGGCCGTGAACCACGTCTCCGCATCCATCCATGCGGTGATCTCAGTCCGCGTCTTGGATGTCTTCTTCTCGTAATCGGCGGCGATCGATTCATCGAGTTTTTCGAGTACGGCGATCACCTTCGCATGATCTTCTTTGTTGCCATACGTGATGGTCCACGCGTTGTGGATCATGAAGAACGCCCCCTTCGACATCTCCACCTCAGCGGCCGAGGTGGCAATATACGTCGCCGCGGATGCGGCCAAGCCATCCACGTGCGCGATGATGCGCGACTGGTGAGAACGAATGGCGGTCGCGATCGCCCGTGCCTCGAAGACATCACCGCCGGGTGAGTTGATCCGGAGGTGAATGGTCGGCACAGTGAGCGCGTTCAGCTCGCGCACGAACTGCGCTGCTGAAATGCCTCCGTACCAGTCCTCCCCGATGATGTCGTAGAGGTACAGAGTCGCCTCATCCTTGCTGGCCGCACTCTTTGGCGCCGCCGGCCGCGGCCCGTTCCGCACCATCCTAAGCAGTTGGTTTAGCTTCACTCGTCTTCTCCCACTTGATCAGCGTGTCTCCGCCATCGATCGGCGGCCGCCCTTCCAGCGCACGGACTTCGTTCGGGGTGGCGAAGCCCGGACCGGTGCTTCCACCTAGCGCCATACGATGCGCCTCGTACCGCGACTTGATATCGGCTCTTTCTAGGCCATCCAAGTTGCACCGCATGTAGGCAGAGAAATCAGGGAACAGCTTATAGCTGAACTCTTCCTCGATTCGCCGCGTGTAACGCGAGAGGGTGTATCGAGAGAAGCCAGCACCCATCGTTTCGATGCCCGCACCCCAACTCGTGGTCTTCTCCGTATGGCCCACCATCCACGGCGGCACTCCGTAGAACCGGCAGACATCTTCTACCTGGTAACCTCGCGTTGCATTCAGTTGGGCGTCCTCCGGCTTTAGGCCGAGAGTCTTGACGTCGAGCCCGCCTTGCAGGACGGCGGGCAACCTGGACCGTTCTAGCGAGCCGTACCTCTGGGCCCACATCCTACGCGTCTTGTCTAATAGCTCATCATCCATGTCCCCGTCAGTCTTGAGGAACACATCGGGGACACCGCCATGCTTGAAAAACCGGGCCGAATACTCATCCGCAGCCATTGCCAGTCCGATTGACGTCCTCGCAGAATGCCGAACAACAGGTAGGCCGCGGAGGCCATCGAAGCCGGCGCCTGGCACATGAAGCACTCCAGCCGGGAGGCGCCGGATCGGCTTTTCATCGAGCCAAATGTCATATACGACTTGGCCCGATACCCGATGCACCTGAACGTCCTCCTGTCTCAGCGGAAGCAGTTCTACAACATCGCCATAACCATTGCGCTGGATCAGTGAGAACGCATCCCCGCCCAACAGCAAATCCTCCAACAGCCACTGCCAGTAGATGGCAGCACTCAGGATCTCACTCGGGCGCACGTTGAGCAGCCTGTAGTACGAGTGCTCGATGCGCATGGGGATGTCTGCGCCTGGTTGCCCGTCAAAGATCTGCTTCGGTAGTGAGGCGATCGCGCCGGCGATTAGATTGACGCATGCAACAACCGTGCTCACGGTCATGGCGGACCGCTCTGTGACCACAGTCCCCGCCAAGCTCTCCACTCCACCGGTGAGCAATTCGTAGAGCTCCGATCCCCGATGCCCATCAGACGAACGCATTTCATTGCGCACTGCGAGGATGTCGCACCCAGAGTCCAGCGCCAAACTGGCCAACGTTTCGATTCGCATTACAGAAGCACCATGGAGGGCCTTGGCTTCTCGGCCTGGGGAGCCGACGCCAAAGCGAGAGCCATCACCGCGGCAACCATGCCATCGATTCGGACTGAGCTCTTGTTGCGATCTGGCTTGACGAACTTGATATTACCGGCGGCATCTTGTGTCGTTTGGACGGAATCAGCCATCCAGCGCAGCACCGGGTTGCCGTCGTGCTGCCAGCGCCGCAAGGCAATGAGCGTGAGCAGTTCCTTCGTCGGCGCCGACATGGAACCGAAGCCTTGCCCGAAGGCCGCCACATCAAAGCCCTCTCGCTTCAGTTCTTGCCAGACGCCAAGACTGCCCCACCTGTCAAAGGCGAGCTGCTTGATGTTGTACTTAGCCTTGAGCTTCACGATGTCGGCGATCACTCGCTGGTAGTCGACCTCGGGCCCATCGCACAGCGTCACCAGGCCATCGCGCGCCCAGACATCCCACTCCACGCGATCGCGGCGCACGCGATCGCGCAGCCCTTCCTTCGGCAGCCAAAAATGGCTCAGCGCAAAGAAATAGTTGCCCATGGGAAAGACCAGCTCGAAAGCTGTCACGTCCTTGGTTTCCGACAAGTCCAGGCCACCGTAGCAGAGTCGCCCATCGAGCTTCGGGATAATTGCCGGCTTGCACGCATCCCAAGCCGCTAGGTCAATTGCACGGACCTCCTGATTCACCCACTGGTTGAGGTACAGGTTGCGGAACGTGTTTTGGAAGGCCGGGATCTGCACCGCCTGGTTAAACTCCGCCTCCATGTCCTCCATCCGCAGGAATTTGCCCAGCGCCGGGTTTGCTTTCTTCCAAACCTCCGGATCTGTCCAGTCGTCCTCTGGTGCTGCCTCACGGACGAAGTAAAAAAATGTTTCGTCATGCTTTGTGGCCTTGCGAATGTCCTGGCCGTAGGCGTACTGCTCGTAGCAGATCGAATGGCGATTCCAGCCGGCAGTCGTCAGCCCCAACATCAGCGGTTGCCGCCTGGCGCGCATCGACGTTCGAAGCACGTCCCACAGATCGCGGTTGGGCTGGGTGTGAAGTTCGTCGAAAATGACTCCGGACGCGTTCAGACCGTGCTTCGTGGCGACGTCCGCACTCAGCGCCCGGTACACGGTTCGCGTCTGCTTGTCGATAATGCGCTTCGTCGACCGCAACACGCTCGCCCTCCGGCGGAGGATCGGGCTCATCTCCGTCATGTCGGCCGCCACATCGAACACCACACTCGCCTGGCCGCGATCAGCAGCCGCGGAGAAGACCTGGCCACCCTGTTCCCCATCGGCGAACGTCAGGTACAGCGCGATCGCGGCGCCCAATTCCGACTTGCCGTTCTTGCGCGCCATGCTGATGTAGCCGGTTCGGTAGCGGCGAGTCCCATCCTCGCGAAGCATGCCGAAGAGTGGCTCAATGATCTCCGACTTTTGCCACGGCTCCAACAGGAACGGCTTTCCGGAATACTCACCTTGCGTGTGACAGCATACGCGCTCGATGAAGTTCACAGCACGCTTCGCGCGTGCCTCGGAAAAAGAAAATGTCGGAATTGCGGCGGCGCTCATGCGTTCAGCGCAGCCTCCAACTCAAGGTCAAGCTGCATGTGCGGGTTGGCCGTCACGACTTTATTTCGGCTCACCAAGGTCAAGCCGAACTCCAGCGCAAAATCTTTCACCTGCTTCCACCCACGGGACGCGGCGACGTCAGCGCGCCAGTTGGTCGGGTCCTTCATCAGCATCCGCTCGGCACGCATGGCACGAGAGAACGCGAAGCAGGCAGCCTGCAGAGTGAGCGAATCGATCGCGTACGTCATGCCGGCCTCACTCATGTGCTTCGTCCAGAAATCCCAGGCGTACTGAGCGTCGGCGTCGAAGTCGCCGTTGCAGACAAGCCCGCCTGGCGCGGCTTCCGGCCCTGCGGGCCGCTCGGGGCGATGGGACACAGGTCCCTCCATCGCCACCACCTTCGAATTTTTCGGTTTTCGCCCTCGTGCCATCGGAAAACTACTCAAAATCGCGTTTTTCTACGTTTGGGGCCCAGCGCGGTCTCCACCGAAGGGCGCCCAGACTTTCGACGCCCCCCCCTCGACCCGGCAGGGAGGCCACCCATCCGAGAGTCGCCGGCCGTCGCCGGCCTCACCTACTCGCCGCGCGCCGTCTTGCGGTCATGGCACGCTTTGCACAGCGCCTGCCAGTTCGACCGCAACCAGAAGATCTGCATATCCCCGCGGTGCGGGACGATGTGGTCCACCACCTCGGACACGGATAAGAGCCCCTGCCGCCGACACTCCACACACTCGGTATGCTTCGCCAAGTACGCCTTCGACGACACCTGCCACCGCCGGCCATAGCCACGCTTGGCCGCCGACGGGCGCATAGCATCCGTCTGCCGCCGATGGGCGACAACTGACAACGGACAGCGACCGACGTGCGACTCACAGCACCGGCCGCACCATTGAGGCAGCACCATACGCTCCATCACCGACTACCCTCGACTCCCCGCAAGGCGAAGCACCAGCCGGACGGCAGCTCCTGACGGAATGCCGTGCCGGTTCGGCCGATCGCGGCGCCGGCAGGCATCGGCCGCAGATAGACTCTGACCACAGGACCGCGCCGCGTGGCGCGAATGAGATCCACGCCCTTGAGCGTGGCTGCAAAGTCAGCATCCAGGTGTTGGAGGATCTTGCCAGTGGGAGAACAGACGGGGACTAAAGCCATGTGATGGACTGCCCGGCGGGATGGATTAATGAGCGTCCCGGCGCTCGAAGTCGGCGGTTTCGGGGTAGCCGCCTGAATGTCTTTCCTGGAACCCGGCTCGCAACTGAGTTCTGGAGAACACGATACTCCCGATTTGTTTCGGCGCGCAAGTTTTTTTTCCACCACGGATTGACTACGGATACTACGGGTTGCGCTATTAAGGCCCAACTCTTCACAAATCTCGGCTTCAATCACAACATTTGCGGTCTTCGTCAACGCTAGTTATATCTACGATCCGTAGAATCCGTAGTATCCGTAGTAGAGTTTGTGAAATCAAGCAGATACGGCACTACGGATTACCTACGGATCATGTCATACACTACGGATTCCCATAATCGAACGAGGCATGCGGCATATTACGCACCCCCTATTGAGTTAGTCGACCATATATGAAAAGGGGTACGGGGAAAATGCGGTACGCGCGGCCTGGCTGCCGCCGGCGGCGCCGTGCTTGACCCCGTATGGGGCAACTGAGGAGTGTGGCCAGAAACACAAAAGGCGCCCGTCGCCGACATTGCGGCACGGGCGCCAGTGGCCTCGCCTGTTACTGGGCTACAGGTTGTCTTTCCAGCGCAGACCGCTGTGCCTGCGCGATGCCTCACCATGGTAGGGAACACCAGGGAAGCCTGCCGCGCGCATCATCTGGCCGATCGCTTTATCAGAGTAGTTCCGACCTGCCCAGGTTCTGAACTTCGAACGGACGTCGGCCGCCGTAATCCATGCCGATTCATCCTTGTCGGCCTTCTCATCCAGGAACGCATTGATCTCATTCTCCGAGCGCCGGTAGTCATCGATGATGCGCTGGCTCTCAGCGATGGCTACGAACTGGCCGCCGTGCTCGACCAGGTCCATTGCTCCCTGGATCGCCCAGTTCAGGATGCCCGGCAGCTCGGCCAGGAGCTTGCCCACGAAGTCACGGTCTTGCTCCGCCAGTGGGATCACGCGGTTGAACCGGATGATCATCAGGCGGTTGAAGGTGGCCTTGGATAAGTCACTGATCGCCGGCAGGACGTTCGTGGCGACGATGTGCTTGGCGAAAGGCGTGTACATGTAGGGAGGGACGAACTTCGGGTCGAACAGCAGCGCCTCCTCGGTACTGATCAACGTCTTGAACCCGCCGTCCGCGATGACTGACTTGGATGACAGCTCACTGAGCTTGTTGAGCATCTTGCCCACGATGGGCACGCGCTTACGGGGATCATCCATGTCCTCGACACCGACGCTACAGGTGTTCTCCGAGCCCACCAACGCCTCGGCCAACGCCAGCGCGCCACTCTTGCCAGTGTCCGACTCGCCGAGCAGCACCAGCGCCTTCTTGTACTTCGCATGAGGCAGCAATAGATACCCGAAGAACTGCTGCAGCGCGAGCACCTTCCGCCCGCAGTCTTCGTCCTGGCCAAAGTAGCTCTGCAGCGCCTGGCGCCACGTCGGGCACACCGCCTGCTCTTCATAGGCCACCGGGATCACGGTCTCAAGGTGATCCTCTTTACGGTGAGGCCGCAACGTCAGTGTCCTGACGTCGAACACTCCGTTCTCAAGCGCAATCTCAGTCGACTCCAGTTGGCGCCAGTGGATTCGTGGAATCTGCACAAAGGTCTCGATGAAATCGGCGACCTCCCCGCGGCGCCGGCGGTTGGTGTGCATCTCCGTGTCGTAGCGTTGGGCGTATTTCTGTAGGCGCCGCGATGTGGCCCGCTCCCAGAAGCGGCCATTGTACTCGTACAGGAAGCCGTTCTCATCAGCCAGGAACGAGTGTTTGGCCAAGATGTCCTTAGCAATCTCGTTCGGCCCCTTACGAGCGCCGATGACGTCGTTTCGCTTCGCTCCCTCGGCCGCCGCCTCAGCCTGGCGCGCGAGCTCCTGCAGTGCCTCAGGTGTGCCGCCGGACGCCTTCCAGTCAGTGACGTCTGACTTCTCCGGACCTGGCACACGCACGATCACGACGGTCGACGTTGCCGCAAGCTTGTCATAGGCCTTTTGGGAGTACTTCCGGCCAGCATCATCGTTGTCCGGGATGATGTAGACCTTCTTGCCAGCCAACGCCTGGGTGTAGCTGGTCAGCCAGCGGCCATTGCTCCCACCAGCCGACGTGGTCGCCACCAGGCCCCAGGCCTCCAAAGTGTGGACGTCCTTTTCTCCCTCAACTAGCCATACAGCCTCAGCCTCGACGATTTTGTGCAGGCGATAGAGGACAGGCGCCGGATGCCGCTTCCAGGTCCAGTCGTTGGCACCGCGCTCCTTGTAGCGCTGCAGGAACGCTTTCTTGCGCACGCCAGCTTCGAGCCACTCGCGCCGCACGATCTCGTACAGCAACTTGCCCGCGCCGTCAGTGTAGCCGTAGTACGCGACGTTCCGCGGCTTGTCGGTGAGCGCTTCTGAAATCGACGTGACGCGGCCGCCGGCGGGAGGGCGCGGGAGGGATGCAGGATCGATGCCGGCGATCTCCGCCAGGCGTAGCTTCGCCTCCGGAAAACTCAGCCCCTCTTTCTCTTTGAGATAGTCGTAGACATCACCCTTCCTACCGCACCCAAAACAGAGATAGACACCCTTTTCCGGATTGACGCTAAAGGAAGGTGTATCGTCTTTGTGGAATGGACACCGGCCTTGGAACTCGTGTCCGACCTGGCGAAGCTCTACGTCTCTGCCGATGATGGCGACGATGTCGACGCGTTGTGACAGCTCATCCGACATTCGGCCGCTCCCGCACCAGCAGAGAGCGCAACTGCTCTGCACAGGTCACGTGGGCGGCGCGAGCCGATTTAGCCTTAGCCACGAGCTCAATCCAGGCGTCAATTTTCATTGGAAGTACGCCCAAGCAGCCACGAATGCTAAATCGCACCATGTCATCATCGACCGCAACAACCTCGAAAACTTTACGGCCAGCCACAAACAAATCTCCCGCCATTGGCGTAGCCCAGGGATTGCGCGGCGGCCTTAACCAAGGTAATTCACCCCTACGACATTGCTTTTCGCGGCAACACGGCGAGTGCTCACTCTCACTGGCGGCCTCCCATGAGTCGCCACACCATCTACAGATTGCGGGCCGTCTCACCTTACTCCTCCAAAGAATGCGCAGCCAGCGTGCTGCTCTGGAGTTGGCTTCGAGGCGCGCTTCCATAGCGCAACTAGGTGTCCCATAGATGCCTCAGCAATCGAAGCCGAAACATAAACTGGCGCGGTGGACAGCAGCGTTTGACCATCCGACTCACTGGCGATCTGCCCAACCCACAAACAGCCACGCGCGACGGCGGAGCACACCACTGGCTCGCTCTGGATTTTGGATATGGCCGACTGAATATCCTGCATCTCAGTCCACCCTCCAGCACTCCGCCGCATCAAAGCCACAAGTGCATACCAGCCGGGCGTATTTGAATTCAGGCTCCTGGCTGCCTTCTTTCCAAAGCTGACAATGGGCGAGATGCCCCGCATAAACGGGAAAGGCTGCCGCGAGATTGTCACGCTCACGAATTAGCTTCAGCGCCTGGTGTAACGCAGCATGATATCGTGAACCTGATTCGAATGAGCTAGCCAGTTCGCGCAAGACATTATCCGGCCGACCATTACTACTCAGAGGCCCACGACTGGAACTTGGACCAATCAGCACCGGCTGGAATTCCATTTCGACCTTGGTGTTCCGGCGTGGCCGCTGTGGTGGCGGCGGTGGTGGAGGCGGCAAGGGCGCCGGCCACGGAGGCGTCTGGCCACCATGCAGAGCCGGCATCTCGGCACGGCGACCCTGCCGCGAAATCTGACTCAGCAGAACACGAAAAAACTCAATATAGTCGGCCGAGGCAGAGATAAGTTGACGTTCGAAGGCAAGCCATCCGGCCCAGAATTGACCAGTCCCAGGCTTACACACGCCGCACACTCCTCATCAGGTCAAGGGCGGCCCTCACGAAATCCTGAGCATCCAGGATCATCTCCACGCGCGCCACTCCCGACTCCGACCGCAGCAATTCGTCGGTATAGTTCAGAAAATCAATCAGTTCTGGGATGGACTCAACCAGGGGATCACCCACGAACGGCACGGAGTCGCTCTCTCTGTAGTTGGGCCTACCACGGAGCCATCGCTCACGCTGCAAGACGTCAACAGGCAGGGACCGCAGTTGGTCCAGAGAGTGCACCGGATGTCGCGCAGCCTTCGCCTTGCAGCGCTCACACACCACGGCAACTTCGACTCCAGCCGAGGCGACCGTGAGGCCGGCACCTGGCGATATATCCACTGAGGTTGATGCATTCTTGCACTCATGGCTCATAAACACCCCCGAAACTCATTGGCCTTACTGAGTAGCCATTCAGTGACGAGCCGAATCTTGCCGTTTTTTCTGAGCCGATCCAATCTCCCCAACCGCGTCCACGTGCGTTTCATTCGGCGATACGCCATCGCGGCCGGACAGACGATTTGGCCCGTCACTGCGAACGTTTTAGCATGTTTGAGCGCGTCGGCCAACGCCCCAATAATGCGCTTTATGGCGCCGCCCTCCTGCACCTGGTGGACGACATCTTCGGCACGCCTGTACCGAAAGTCCCGATTCCACCGGTACGCATGGGCGCGGATGAGCCTCGCCCGCGTGCCTCTCAAGCGGCACCTCCAGGCTCCGTGGAGCCGACTTGCCCCGCGATCTCACTTGCCAGCTCAGTGATCACATCAGGTGGGACATCCACCAAACCCTGTTTTGACCGGAAGGGGATTGGCCTTGGTATTCGAATCAAGTCTTCCATCACCCATGCCCAGCGACCCGTCCCAAAATTGCCGAACTCCCGCTCTCGGGGTGTATCTAGTTCGGGATATTGACGGAAGACCCCCAAAAGGCAACCCCTATCGTCCACTGGGCAACAATCTACCAACCGAACTATCGCGACAATACAGCCAGGACTCAACGATTCACCTGCGAGTGCGCCCCTAAAGATGGGCGCTTGAAGGCACCTGTCAAGATCGCACGTCGCTAGACCGGCCTTGCTGGCATGTATCGCAAGAAACCCACGGTATTGCGTACGCCAATCGCGGGTCTCCACTCGCTTCGCGCCAATGGCTACCAAAGTAGCCCATGGCTCCCACAGTGAAATCAGCTTCATCTGTTGAGTCCACCGTGGATGGAAGCAGCTAATTCGGTGAGCTTCCGCTCAGCCTTCAGCGCCCGACCTCGCAGGTCATCGTTCTCCGCGTGGAGCTCCTGAAGGCGCTGGCGCAAAGCATTGCGCTGTTGGACCAGTCGCGAAATAGAGCCTTCCAATCGAGATAGATCCAGCGATGCCCGTTGCGCTACAGGGGGGAGTGTGAGAGTCTGACTGTGCATCGATACCTCGGTGCCCGGGCCCGTCCATCACTCCGGCTCGCAACCAGTGCGATGGGCCCGGACTGTGTCCCAGAGCGTCCCAAATCAGCGGAATTTGTCCCGCTACGGGATGATCCAGGAGATGCAAGTCGTTTGTTTGCTTCTCAGCCTCGGCTATCTGAAACCGTAGGCCACCTTGACACGGTAGAGGTCGCAGATTCGAGTTCTGCCAAGCCCACCACTTTCCCTTTTTCCCCTTTTCTATACGGTTTACTGGCCGGCGTGTTTGGCCGCTGCATGCGGGGTTCGCCGCTTGGCCCAATGGGGCGTGTCGGCGGTGTCGACGGTGATGCGCGGCGTTCGTGGACGACCTGGCTGACTCGGGTTACGGGGACGTGGAGTTCGAGGGCGAGGCCGCTGATCGAGATGCCTAGATGCGGGTTGGGCCGCCGATTTCTCGCATTGCATGGCGGACGCCATTATAACTCTCGTGGTTTGTGTGGGTTAACAGGGCGTTTGGGATCCGGGCGCGCGGCTTTGGGTTCGTTTTGTGAGGCGGCGGGTTGGGCGGGGACAGCCCGACGCTGGCGCGGGACATCAGGGGAGTCGGCGGGGGCGGCGACAGGGGAGACGGCGGGGGCGGCAGACGGGGCGACAACACAGGCGGCATTGCGGGGGAGGTTGGGGGCGAGTTGGCGGTGGGCTAGGGGGGTGGCGGGGTGGGCGGCTTGGGCTCTTTGGGTTTGGAGTTGGCGGAGTTCGGCCAGGGCTCGGTCGTGGGAGCGTTCGAGGTCTCGGCGGTAACGGGCGATGCGGTGGAGTTTTTGGGCGTCGCCTTCGTCGTTGATGG